ATAACAATATGCCAAGAATCCGTTTCTTAGATTCAGTAGGTTGCTACCCAATCGTTGACCGCTTTGGCAAAGTTCATGGCATGTACCAAAGAATTAAGAAATCACTAGCAGAGTTAATGGCTGCATACCCAGAGTATGCCCACTTGTTATATGACAAAGACTCTACCAATACAATGCTAGAGATTATTCGCTACCATGATAAAGACCAAGATATATTATTTGTTCCACAGCGCAATAACCTAGTTATTGACAGAGCACCAAATCCTATTGGTGAAGTAATGATTCGTATTATTCAACGACCATCCCTTGACTCTGAGTCCCGTGGACAATTTGACGATGTACTTGCAATTCAAGTTGCTAAGGCTCGTTATGCACTTCTTTCACTTGAGGCTGCTACTAAAGCAGTTCAAGCCCCCCTTGTCGCCCCACGAGATGTAAGTGAGATTGCCCTTGGACCAGATTCCGTTATTAGAACTGACCGCCCTTCAGATGTTCGCCGACTCTCTATTGACATACCACCAGGTGCTTTCGCTCAACAACAGGTACTTGAAGGAGAACTTCGTTTAGGTTCTCGTTATCCTGAGTCACGCACAGGAAACATTGATGCCTCTATTGTTACAGGTCGTGGTGTGCAGGCTCTTATGGGTGGCTTTGATACCCAGATTAAAACTGCTCATGCAATGTTTGCCCGTGCCTTTGTAGAACTTATTGGTTTAGCACTTAAGGTAGATGAAACAGTTTTTGGTGACACAGAAAAATCTTTGCGTGGTGTACGCAATGGAGTTCCATACGCAATTAAATACAAGCCATCTCGTGATATAGATGGTGATTACACTGTAGATGTCCAGTACGGACTCATGGCAGGTCTTGACCCTAACCGTGCATTAGTATTTGGTTTACAGGCTCGCGGAGATAAATTAATATCTCGTGACTTCTTACGCCGTCAAATGCCGTTCTCTTTCAATGCAACACAAGAAGAAGAAAAGGTTGACACCGAAGATTTACGCGATGCAATGAAGCAGGCTATTGCATCCTATGCACAAGCAATCCCAGCACTTGCATCACAAGGACAAGACCCATCAGATATTTTGTACAAACTTTCTACCGTTATTAATGAACGCCAAAAGGGTACACCTATTGAACAGGCGGTATCTGAGGCGTTTCAGCCACAGAATCCCCCACCTGGAGCAATGATGACCCCTGATGGCGTAAGTCCCGAAATGCTTGGGCAAGCAGGTGCGGTCCCTCCAGGTGAGGGGCAACTTCCTCAAGGTTTAAGCGCTACAGGTCGTATGCAAGGTGTTGCTGCTGGACAAATAACCCCAGGCGGTAGACCAGATGTTCAGTCGCTTTTAGCAAGTTTAACTCAGAGAGGTGAACCTAATCTTCAGGCTTCCCTCGTTAGACGACTACCAGTTGCATAAGGAGGTGAATAAATGAAGAAGTCCTTATCAGGAGGAAAGAAGCCTAAGAACCAAGGTTCAGCAGGCAAGGCTCCAACCCAAAAACCAATGTTGGCTAAGAAAGCATCATCAAAGGGTGGCAAAGTATATTTCTCAAGCAATCCAAGCGGAACTCGCGGTTCACGCAGTAAGTAATTAATAAACCTGAGTAAGTTTGAAAACTGCTCATAATATTCTAAACGCTCAAATGGCGGAAGGTAATAATGGCAAAGGCTAAAAACGAAAATTTTAAGGTGTCCGCAACAGGCGGTGCTGGAACTGATGGACAACCTGCAAGTTATGCAGCAGGTATTGATGGCGCACAAGATTTTTATGATTTACAAACTCAAGCAAAAATGTCAGGACAGAATACTGCTCTTAATTTAAAAGCACCTAATCAAACATTTGAACCTAAAATTGATACAAGTGGAATAGTCCCACTTAATGCCCCTACTCAATATCCAGAAGAAGGTGTTGATACTGGAGGAATACTTGGACCAAATGCTGGTGAAGAAGTTATGGCAGCACCCGCTATGCTTCGTGCACAAAATAGTCAAGACATTGCACAGTTAGCAGCAAGTCTACCTTTTTACGCAAAGATTGCAGAAAGTCCAAACGCATCAAATTCTTTTCGTAATTGGTACCGTTATATCCGTAGCCAAGTTGAAGGTATCGGATGAGTTGGGTTAAAAACCTTGGCAGTATGGCAAAGACGGTTGTTGACTTTACAGGAGTACCAGGTTTAATTAAAGATTTATCAACCTCTGGTAGCAACGATGACCCTTGGTATGTTGATGGTGTTAACTTTGTAAAGAACACAGTTAAAGTAGCAACAACCCCAGTTCGTGCTGCGGTTACTGGTCTATTTGCTGCTGGTGAGGCTTCATACGAACTTGGTGGGAAAGTACGCCGTGAAGGTGTTGAAGCAATCCTTGACCAGCCTTTNATGTATAACAAATTTAAAGCACCAGGTGAATCTTATTCAGATTACACATTGCGTGTAGAAAACGAAAAAGAAAATATTTCNCCGTTTCAAGCAGCACTTTCAGTGCTCTCTCCAGGTCGCACCTCTGGGGATAGAAGCGGTTGGTTCCAAGAGTGGACCGACAATAATCTTAAATTTATGTCTACAGGTTTTGATGTCTTTAACCAAGAAGATAGAGATACAGCCTTTCGTGACCAATACACAGGAAAATTTCTTTCTGGTATCGGAGATTTTACTACCTCGGTAATTGTTGACCCATTAACCTTTGCAGGCTTTTTAGGTAAGGGTGCAGTTATTATTGCCAAGGCTCCAATGCTTGACCAAATTCAAGGCAAAACAGCCCGTGCTGTATTTGGAAAATTTGCCATGACTGAGGAACGATTAGATAATATTCTTATTGAAGCACTTGATGGTAAGGGTGAAGCACTTACTGACATTGACTTTCTTGTTGGTAGTAACGCTCGTGAGCAATATAAATACTGGCGCAAAAAGAAAGTTACAAACCCTGATGCAATGGCATATTTGTTTGGTCGCGCTGCTAGTAGAGAAGAAGTTGTAGATACTTTCCGTGCTGTTATGTATCGTGACCCAAAATCTATTTCAACGATTGCTTCAAAAGACGAAGAAGCAGCCCTTATTTTAGATGCTTCAAATCCAATTTCTCATCCTCAGCGGCAATTTCTTGAAGGTAAAACAGATGGTGATTTAATCACATCACAAGAATACAATCGCGCTACTGGTTCATATATTACAAAGTTAACTGATGAAGCAAGTGAATCATACGACCAGCGTTTTGCAACTGCATTAGCAGATACTCGCACTGGTGGTCAATTAAAATATGGATTTAGTCGCGGACCTTGGGAAGGCAAACTTGCCCAAAAATCAAAGAAAGATGCCCAGGCTGTATTTGCAGAAGCAGATAGCGTAATTTTTCAAAAGACTAGCCTTCACCCAATAATTAAAGTTGTTAATTACTTTACTAAAGAATTACCAAGTGGTGTATTTAATGTAAACGATGGCGATTCTTATATTGAGTTTAATGCTTTTTTGCGTGAGGCTAATGAATTATCTAAAGGTCGTTTTGGTGCCCAAGCAGCATATTTTGCTGAAAGATACTTAAGTGATATTTCTACTGGTGAAAGAAATGCCACTATTCAACGGGCTGAAAAGGCTGCAATGGCTACATTGTTTCCTAACTATGACCAACAAACTATGGATAAGTTATACATGGTTTTTGATGCTCGTAGAGCATCCAGAATTAATCAACACCGCAACCAAGGTTTTGTTTCTTATTTAGAAAACGGTCAAGTTGTAAATGCTATTTCTCCTATTTTACAACGAGAGTCAGCCAATACTGTAATTATCGCAGATTTAAGAAAATTAAAGCGTGCGATTGATACGCATGAAAGTATATTACCAGGACTTTTAGATGGATTAAATATAGAAGATTTAACCTTAAGAACTAAAAAAGGTTTAAGTACTCTTGCTACATTTAATGACATTTTTAAAACTTCAGTTCTTATGCGCCTTGGTTATACTGTTCGTAACCTTACTGAAGCACAATTATCTATGATGGCTAAAGGTTTTGCCCTACCAGCAATGGTAGCAGCAGGTGGACCAGATGCAGTAAAACGATTTTTTGCTAATCGCAAAGTTGGTTTTAATAGGTTAATTGATAATGTAAATGTTTCTGCTGGCAGAATTGATGATATTCAAACTCTTAATTATCAGTTTGCTTCAGGCACGGACAGACTTCGTTCTATAGAAATGAGTAAAAAAGAACTTGCTAAAGCAGTTGCTGACCGCATTGGAGATTTAGAAAAAGATATATTTAAATTACGCCTTACTCCAGGTGTAGGACCACTAACTGCAGAAGATGAAATTCGTACTCTTCGTGGCGTATTATCTGACTTAGAATCTGTAACTCTTTATCACGGTAGCGCAGATGCAGCATTTCAATTAAATGAAGCAAAGGTTCTTGCAACATCTGCATCCCCTGCAATCGCTGCTCGTTACTCTGAGGGTTTTACAATTCACTCAACTGAAAATTATTTAGAAACACCAACAGGTCGCCCTGGTAAAATTACTGAAGTTTCTGAAAGTATACAAGATGCTCGTAAAACTTTACAACAAGCACAAAGTAATTTAACCAAGGCTCAACAAGAATTAAATAGAGTTGGTAAAACTCAATGGGATGTAAATTTATTACAACAAACCATTGATGAACAAAAGGCTATCATCAAGCGTGCTGGCGCTCGTGAGCGTTCATCCGAACGCCGTGCTGCTACATTAGATAATGCTTCAGATAATTTACTAACAGACATGATTGCAGCAAAAAATGCTGGTAAAGAAGTTGAGATTCGTGTACCTAAAGGTTGGCGAAAAGTAGAATCACTTGATTTTACACAAATTCGTCTTGCCGAAGAAGGCGTTTTAGAAGTTACTCCAGAGTTATTTCGCCGTTCAGTATTTCGCGTTAAAGGTGAAATGAATAAACCAGTACCAGTACGAGTATATGGTGAGGCTTTATATTTAACTAAATGGTCTGATATTCCATTAGATTTGCGTGAATCTGCTTTTGGCGGAAGCATTAATAATTACAAGCAATGGACTAAGGACAAAGGTTGGAGTAATAATAACGACCCTGTTGTTAAGTACATGCGTGAAAAAGGTTTTGGTCGGGTAGTTGTACAAGATGATGCTCGTGCTGGTGGAGTATCTAATATTGTATTACCAGAGGCAGTTGCTAAAACTGGTCGCCAACGAGCCGTAGAACGCAGTATTACTGAAATGAAAGAGCGTAGCGCAGTTCAGGCTGCTGAAGATTTACCAATTCTTGAATCTAAAATGGATACACCTAAACAACGCCGCCTTGCTAGAACTGCTGCCCGTAAAGCAGCCCGTTTAAAAGAAACTTCAGTTTCTCCTTATTACACAAGAGAAAATGTTGATGCCATGATTAACAATGGCGTTGAAGATGCTGCTGAAAATTTAGCAAAACTTTATACAATGGAACATGCTTATCTTGATGACATTTCTAGCAGGCTAGGTGCTCGCATTGACCGTGCTGAAACTAATGCTGTTAAACAACGCACTGGTTATGGTTACAATGAAATGACAATTAATGGAGTTAAGTATACTGTTCCAAATACTTTCCAAGATGCTACATGGTTTATGGGTCGCACATCTGCTGAAGATACTTGGAACGCATTAATTGGTTCACAAGAAATGGCATTTTCAACTGGCATGGGTGCTAGAACAGTTAGTATATTAAAACCTAATGACCCTAAATATTTTGAGGGTTGGTCAAATATACTTAACTTACATTTCCGTGACCCTGAAACAGGAATAATGGACCCATTGGTTCGTAGGATTCTTGATGGTGAAACAGACCAAGATATTCTTAATTGGTTTACTCGTACAAAAGATGGTCGTCTTTATGCCAATGATACATATACAACTCCTCGCCAGGCTTATGGTTTAACAGCCATACGGGGTGGAGAGTTAGATGAAGATTTATTAGAAAAAATTAATATTACCCGTGGTGCTGTAAAATTATACATACCTGATGAGCAAACAGCATTATTTCTTAGCACTGCTACTCCAGGCAATAAACCTTTATCTGGCGCTGAATTACAAAATTATTTGCGTGAAAGATTTGGTGCTAACCCAGAAAACTTGCCAGACATTAATGGGTTACTTGTTACAAGTAGTAAAGAGTTTCGTGACCAAGAGCGTTTAATTGATACTTTTAATCGCCGTGTTATGCGCTTTCTTGGTTCATTACCAGAAGATGCATTTGCCCGTCATCCATTAGCAGTATCTAATTATAATCGTCAGGTTAAAACAAACATACAGAATATTGCTGATGCTAAAGGCACAGATAAACTTACTGCAGAGGAAATTAACTCAGCCATAAGAGGCGCAAGAGAAGATTCTCGCCGTATTGTAGAACAAACTTTGTTTACTATTGTCCGCCGTAGCCGTGCATCATCAAGCCAAATAATGCAATTAATGTTTCCATTTTTTGCAGCCTATGAAAACACAGTTAAGCGTTGGTCGGGTATTATTGCTGAAAATCCACAGGCTGTAACTACCGCTGCTCGTACTATTGCCCAAGTTGTTAATGGTCAAACTGTTGTAGACCAAGAGGGAAATCGTATTACAGATGCTAAGGACTTGGCTGGTGGTAAATACGCCAACTTGGTAGTTCAAGTTCCACAAGGATTTATTGACTCATTACCAAAAGATTGGCAAGAAATTGCTAACAACGCATTTAAGTCAGTAAATATACCACTATCATCATTAGATGTTATTACCCAAGGTCAACCTGGTAATCCAGGCTTTGGTCCTTATGCTGTATTACCAGCCTACTTAATTTTACGCGCTCGCCCAGAATTAGAAGAAGCATTTAAACCTTTGTTTCCTGCTGGTCTACCGCAGTCTGCATCTAGTTTATTTACTCCAGCAGCCTTTCGCCGTTTATCAACCATGTGGACACAAGATGCGTTATATGTTCGTACATTTAATCAAATGTTAAGGTATGAAACCTATAACTATAATGCTGGTAGCAGAACAGATGAGCCTACATTAGATGAAATTACAGATAAAACAAATAAATTTTTTCTACTTCGTGCACTTGGTTCAATATCTTTACCATTTGCAGTTAGCCCAGAAATGGATTTTTACCAACAGACTTTCCGTCAATTTTTAAATCAATACGGACCTGGTGAGGCAGAGGCTAAGTTTCTTGAAATGTACCCAGATTACTTTGAGGCTACAGTAAGTCTTTCTAAATCACCTGGCAGCCTAGAGTCTAATATGGATACAGTTAGAAACTTAAAGAAATTCCGTGGGCTTATGGCAGAAGCAGAGTCTTCTGATAATCCAGAGTTAATTGGGTTTCTTGCTAATGATTTTGATGGTCAGTATACATTTAGTCAGGCAGCCTACCAATGGCAGTATCGCCAAGGTGCATATCCTGGTTCTAAAAATACTTATCGCCAAAACCGTGCTCCAGAAGAATTACTACGCGATGCAGACATTAAGCGTGGTTGGACACAATTTAATTCATTAATGGGTCAAATTAATACTTACAAAATACAAAATGGCATTGTTGCTGATAGTGACCCCCGTATGGATATTATCAATGGTGCTAAACAATTATGGGTTCGTTCTCAAGCAGAAGAAAATTTTGACTGGTACTCAGAGTACATATCTCCAGATAGAGGTAAGTATGAGCGCCGTGCTCTTGTTTTAAAGAAGGCTTTAACTGATAAAAATTGGATGGCACAAAATGGTGACCGTTCAGTAGTTAAGGCTATGAGTGTATATCTTGACCTGCGTGACCAAATGGCTTCAGTATTAAAACAGCGCGACAGGGCAGGTGGTTCACAAACACTTAGTGCAAAAAGTAATGCTGACTTAACTTATGTTTTTGAACAAGTTAGACAACAACTTATTGCAGAAAGTCCAGAGTTTGAACAATTCCTAAATAGATATTTTATAAACGATACGGTGGTAGTTTAATGGAAAAAGATAAACCTAAAACTGAATCAGGTACTCCAGCAGGTACTGGTACTGGCACTAAAGGTGGAATTGACTTAGAAGCATTAATGAAAACTTTTGCTGGTATGGGTGGAACTGTTAATGCAGGTCCAACTACTCAAGATGCTGAAGCAGCAGTTCAAAGTATTTACAGTCAAATGCTTGGTCGTAATGCTGCTGGCGCAGAGCGTAGCAGGGCTATTAGTAAATACTTGAGTCAATCAACAGATACAGATGCTGCTGGTCGCCAACAGGCTGTAATCTCTTTTGTTCAAGAATTACCTGAATATCGTAACCGCCAAGAAAATTCTTATTTAGATGCTATCTATAATGAAATATCTAAAAATGTTCAAAGGACACAACGATAATGGCAGTTAAACCAGATAATACTTTATCTCTTGATGAACAACTACGCCAATTATACATAAGTTTAGAAAACCAAAGAAAAGCATTAAGTAGACTTAAAAGAAATACAACAGCATACAATAATGCACTAAAAGTTTTTAAGACTACCCAAAGTAATATTACAGAACTTAATGCTAAAGTTAACGCAGGGCGTAAAACTAAAAAGACATCAAAAGAAAAAAATAAACTTAATGCGCTTAATGATGCTTTAACTCGTGCAAAAGAGTATGGTACTGCAGAGCAAGTTGAAAAAGCAAAAAATGATTTAGATAAATTTTTAGGTGTAGAAACTACAACACCAACAGGCACCACAGAACTTCGTTATGGTCCAGGTGGAGAAAGTTTAAGACCTGGTTCTGCTGAGTATATTGCAGCAGCAGGTTCAACTACCAAACCAATAGTTACCTCAACTAAAACACCTGCCTCAACTACAAAACCTATTTCAACACCAACTGATGATGCAACAACAGATGCAAAACAATTATGGGTTTCATACCTTCGTACAGTATTTAGCACCCTTGAGGATAAAACACAACAAGCAGAAATTAATAGAATATTTGATACTGCTGTTAAACAAAAATGGACTGAAAAAACCTTTATGGAAAACCTTAAGGGTACTTCATGGTGGCAAAATACTTCTCCTAGCCTTATTCAATTTTTCTTAGAAAGCAATGACCCCCGCAATAGAGCCACATTTGCTGAAACTGTTGCAAATAAAGTAGATTCTGTTGCTGCTAAATTAGAAAAACTTGGCATAGCACCTAGAACTGTTGACCCAATAACTGGCAAAGTAATTGATAATGCACAATACTTTAAAGGTATTGCTTTACAGGCTTATGAAAATAACTGGACTGACTCACAACTAGATAATTACTTATCAACTAAAAGTGATTTGATTTTTACTGGTGGTGGTGTTCTCGGTTCTTCTTTAAATCAGATTAACCAAACTGCATACTTATATGGAATTAATTTAGATAGCACTATGAAAAATACCATTAACACATCTTTGCTTGACCCTATGGATGGTAGAGATGCTCAGTATTGGATTAATAGTGTTAAACAAATGGCGATTGATGCCCCACAAAATAAACCATTTTATGAATCTTTAAAAGTAGGAAAAAGTCTATATGAAGTAACTTCCAATTATCGCAATCAGATGGCTGGTTTACTTGAAGTTGACCCTACCGCTATTACATGGAACGACCTGATGGGTAAAGTTATTGTTAAAGATACTGGCAATGCTCGTACATTTGCAGATTTTAACAAGGCTTTAAAGCAAGACCCAATATGGCAATACACTAAAAATGCAAAGGAAACCTATAGCAATATGGCTCTTGACCTTGGTAGAACATTTGGATATGTGGGTTAATAATGGCTGAAAGAAAAGTAACCAAACAAACTAATCAAGCACAAATTGCTGCTGCACAGCAAGCCAATACTGTGCTCGCACAACAAAAAGCGGCTCTTGAAACAAAGGCTGCTGTTGCATTTGAAAAGGCTAAACCAATCATCTCTCAAGGAATTACTGGAGCCTCTAAATTAACTGCAGCACTTAACGCTCAAATTGCTGCAATCCAAAATCCTAAAGGTGTCTATGACCCAGTTTCAGGAAAAACTACAACTGCTGCTCAATTAGCCCAAGCAGTAATAGATACTAAAGCAGCAGCAA